GGGATGAAAGATGACTGACCTGAGAGAAACCGCACAGCAGTTTGTGAGCGACTACGAGAACGGCGATCTGGGAGACCTGAAGCACTACGCCCGCGCCCTCCGCGCCGCGCTGGCGCAGGAGGAGCAGGAGCCGGGGGCGTGGCGAGACCCCGCGACGGATGACATCGTGAGCGTTGCACGCAGGGCCGCGTGGGAGACCGATTACGGTCTCGGTGGCAAAGGCCGCGCGGCAACGTACACCGAGCCGCTATATGCACGCCCACCCCGCCGCGAGACGGAGCAGGAACCGGTGGCGTGGACAGACCGAGAGCTTGAACTGATCGACGGGATGATTGAGGTTCAACTGCGCCACGCCTCGCAGTGCGACGGCATTGCAAACCGCACGATGGCTGAGAAACAGAAGGGCTGGGACATGGAGCGGGTGGCCCTGCTGCAAAAGATCAAGAGCAGATCAACTGCCTACAGAAGACCTGTGCAACTGGTCATTCAGACAAGGCGTCTACTTCGCCGAGGCCAAGCTGAAGGAGAAGAACGCATGAACCGTGACGTCTGTGAACACTCTGTGCCGACTCATCTGTACTGCGAGAAATGTGCGTTTTTGATGGAGTTCAGGCAACTGCAACAAACGCATCGTCGTGAGTGGCAGGGGCTGACGGAGGAGGAGATCAACGAGTTGTCGCACACGATGGTCAAAGGGCACAAGTCAGTGAACTGGCTTGCCCGCGCCATCGAGGCCAAGCTGAAGGAGCGAAACAATGGCTGACCAACCCGAAGCCCTGCGGCTGGCCGCGTTCTGTGACGGCAACGTGTTGTACCACCCCGCCGCCATCGCCAAAGCGGAAGGAGAGAAGACATGAGCACGCACACACCGGGACCGTGGGCGGCAAACAAGCCAACTCAATCCAACGGGCGGGCCGAAGTTTACGCCGGACCGATGCTGGTCGCTCAGGCGTTTAACTGGATGCTTGATGCCGAGGGCGATGAGCAATGCTGGGCAGACGCCCGCTTGATCGCGTGTGCGCCGGAACTGCTGGAGTTGTTGAAACTGGTCTTACCACTTATTTGGTTTGGCAAAGAGCATGACGCTATCGTCGCCGCCATCGCCAAAGTGGAGGGAGCATGAAACTCCGCGCCTTTCTGCGAGGTTTCGCCAACGGACTAGCACTGCTGCCGCTGTGGCGGTGGATTAGGAGCAGGAAATGACCACATGGTACAAAGGCCCGCCGCCCAGCATCGGCTGGTGGCCAGCGAGCCGCCGCCGTAACCCAGACCTCCTGCGTTGGTGGAATGGTAGGAAATGGAGCCAACCGGTACACATCAGGATGACAGCCGAGGAAGCGGCAGAATCTGCATATGTCGAAACTTTTTTGGACGACATCGAATGGACCGACCGGCCCGCATCGTGGCCGGAGAGGAGCAGGACATGACTGAACAGGACTACCTGCACCAACAGATTGACCGTATTCGATTGGAGTACGAAAAGGCTATCAAGCCTTATGTAGATCGTCTGGTCTACCTCAAAAGAATTGAGTCGCCACCCTCCATAATTGTGACTCAAGAGCAATACGCGGCAATGATTCAGGAGAGCAGCAGGACATGACCCGAGAAGACATCCTTAAGCTGGCGCGGATGGTTGGATTGCATAGTGCAGTTTTGCTGCACATATACGACGGCAGAGAGGGGGCGCTGACGGACCAAGAACTGGCCAATTTGCAGAGGCTTGAGCGCTTCTTCCGGCTAGCCTACGAGTCCGGTGCCGCAGCCCAACGCGAAAAGGTTGCCGCATGGATGCGCAACTGCGGCTACGCCACCGGGCACGGCGACACGATAGAGGATCTGCTGGACCACCTTGGCACGCAGATTGCCGAGGGGCTGTTGATGGAGCGTGAGGCGTGTGCGAAGGTGTGTGATGCCGCAGCAAAGAAGATGGACGACGAAGGCGAGGGTCCAACTGGATACATCTCGTGGGTGTACGACTGCGCCACCGCCATCCGCGCAAGGGGGAACAAATGACCACGGACCTCAGAAAAGAACTCCGCCAACTGGTGATGGAGAGCTACGACAAAGGCGTCGCTGATGCCATGAGAGCCGCCACCGCAGCGGCGCAGGCGGCAATAGAAGCAGAGCGCGCTGCCTGCGCCGACATCTGCGACCAGCACGCAAGCATCGAGGGCATCGCGCAGCGGTGTGCGGCGGAGATCAGGGCGAGGGGGAACAAATGACTGACAGAGAAATGCTGGAACTCGCTGCGAAGGCGGCGGGGATTGAACTGAAGTGGCACCACTCGCACAAGGACGCCTACGCTCGCCGCAATGGGGAGTATTGGGCAGTTTGGAATCCGTTGAGGGACGACGGCGATGCGCTGCGGTTGGCGGTAGTGCTGCAAATGGAGTTGAAGGTATACGAGGTATCGGCCCACGCAGCCTCCGCAATAGGTGGGTGTTCTGTCTGTACCAGCGAAAAGGGCGATCCCTACGCCGCCACACGTCGCGCCATCGTCAGGGCTGCGGCTGAGATTGGAAGGAACATGGTATGAACGGACCATTCGCCATCAAGATAAAGATCGACAACTGCTTCCGGCTCGCCAAGGAGTGCGGGTTCGAGCTGCGAGAGGCTGGCAACCACTTCGTCGCCGGGGAGATCTATCTGTACGCTGCACCTGACAACACGGTGTTTGCGAAGGACGTGTGCCTTGAACGCTTCCCGTCTTGGGAGATCGCAGAGGCTTTCTTCGCGGGCTACCTAAAGTCGGATTTGGCGCACCGGGTCGGAAGGAACATGCCATGAACTACCTACCCAATGATGTGGCCCGCTGCGCCGGGGCACACAAGACTGAGTGCGAAGACTGTCTGAGAAACATCAAGGTCAGCCCGCTGCACCCCGACGCATTCCGCTCTGTTTGGATTGGCCCGTGGGTGATGGATACGCCTTGTATTTCCAAGTTGACCAAGGAAAAGCAGTGAAGCTGACGCCTTGGTTTTCGATGGATGTTGCCCCCATTTACCCTGGTGTTTACATGGTCGATCAAAGCTGGCCCGATCAAGAAACAGAGGCTGTCTACGCCTACTGGGATTGCGTCAATTGGTATCCACAAGGATCAACACCCAAGGATGCGATGTACACAATGTGTTATGGCCCAACAAAAGGCAGGCCGTTTAAGCAATGGCGCGGACTTGCGGAGGAGCCAAAATGAACGAACCCATGCACCCCTCGGGCCTGACGCTTGCTCGCTGGCTGTGGCCTTTCAAGACGGACGAGGAGCGCGTCCTCGTCGCCCGGTGGTTCGCCAAGCAGGCCCGCGCCGAGCGGGGCCAGGGTGAGGAGGCGCTCTTCTGATGGCCCTGAACACGCACCTCAGTAACACCACTGCCTACGCGGCGGTGGTCGAGGCCCTGGTCCGCACGGGCGGCACAACGCAAGAGTTCTCCGATGCTTCTGGGCTGGCGACCAACACCACGCGCAAGTTCATCCGCGCCCTGCGCAACAGGCAGCTGGTCCGCGTAGCGCTGTGGCGCCAGGACACCATGGGCCGCTACACAATCGCTGTCTGGGGGTGGGGCAGTCCTCTCTACGACGCCAAGCGCCCACCGAGGATGACTTCGACCCAACGATCTGCACGACGGAGGATGAAGAACCGTGAGATGTCCGCATTGCAACAAGGACGGGAAGTCCACCGTGCTGGAGAGCCGCCCACTGGACGGGCAGGTCTGGCGCAGGCGCATGTGCCCTAAATGCCTCAAGACCTTTGTCTCCTGCGAGACAGCGGAACCCGGCATGACCATGCCGACACTGACGCAGTCAAGACACCGATTGAAAGATCGCAAGATCAAACCGGAACAATATAACCTCAGATGGGGAAGTTTTTGATGAGCGGTGGCAGTTGCTACATGAGCGTTTTATCCTCGCAGATGTGACGCGCTTATGTACCGTTCACGCAGCCGCTCATCCTAATATGCGTGAACGGACCTCCGTAGACTAGAACCCGCGGGAGGCTAGTAATCTGCGTCTCCTCCCGCACCTAACATCAACAAACCAATGGCAAAAACACCTGAGAAAAAGGTCAAGGACATGTGCATCGAGATCCTCAAGGACTTCCGTGCATACTACTTCTTCCCTGTCATGGGCGGTTACGGTCGCTCAGGGATTCCCGACATCATCGTCTGCTACAGGGGGCAATTCATAGCCGTCGAGTGCAAAGCAGGCTTCAACAAAACCACCCCATTGCAGGACAAGGAGCTTGCTGCAATTTCCACCGCTGGTGGCATCACCCTCGTTATTCGCGAGGATACAATCGAACTGCTCCAACAGGAGCTAAGGAGAATCAAGCATGCATAAACAGATCGATATCGAAGCCGCGCTTTTGAAGATGCGCGAACTACTGGAGATGGTCAACAGGGGCGACACTGAGCGGCGCGACGCCATGCTCAGCGCGTTGCAGGCCATTCTTCAGGCAATGATCAATATCGACGACGGGGCTGCCGTCGTCGTGTTGGCTACCGACTTCAAGGGCTCTATGGGGGTGTACACCCTCAACGCAGGTGAGGACACCGTCATCGGGCTCGCACGGACGCTGCTGGGGCGGTTGGACGACACTCGCCTGGACGACATCCCTGTGGAGCACATGGGAGCCGTGCAATGAAGCAGCCATTCGACAAGATCGTCGCGCTCGACTTCGAGACCTCCTGGGGCAGGCAAGTGAAGCTCGGGTTCTCCTGCCAGACCAACGAGGAATACATCCGCGACCCGCGCTTCAAGGCGTGGGGGCTGTCGTGGAAGACCGTGGGCACCGACGAGCGCCCCGTGTGGGTGCGGCATGACCGCATCAAGCGCTGGGCTGCGGGGATCGACTGGGCACGCACCGCCATCGTCTGCCAGAACACCCAGTTCGACGGCACCATCCTGTCATGGCTGTACGGTGTGCAGCCGTGCTTCATGTTCGACACCCTGTCCATGGGCCGCGCCCTGTACGGCGTCGAGGTGGGCAACAGTCTCAAGGCCCTGGCGGAACGGTTCGAGCTACCGCCCAAGGGCGACGGGCTCAGCCCGTCGGAGAACATCCTCGATGAACTGCCCTTCCACGTGGAGCAGACGCTGGCGGACTACTGTAAGCACGACACGTGGCTGTGCGAGCAGATCTTCCTGCGCATGCTGCCGCAGTTCCCCGCCAAGGAGCTACGCCTCATCGACATGACGCTGCGCATGTACACGCGCCCCCTGCTGCGCCTGGACCGTGCGATGTTGGGGGAGGCCATCGAGGACGAGCGCGAGACCCGGGAAGGACTGCTGCACCGCCTGGGCGTGGCCGAGACGGCCCTCGCGTCGAACGACCAGTTCGCCGATGTGTTGAAGGCACTGGGCGTCGAGCCCCCGACGAAGACGAGCAAGACCACCGGGGAGAAGACGTTCGCGTTTGCCAAGAACGACGCGCTGTTCCAGGCGCTGGTGAACTCCGACAACGAGGAGGTCGCCCTGCTGTGCGAGGCGCGGCTGAAGGTCAAGTCCACCACCGAGCGCACGCGTGCGCAGCGGTTCCTCGACATCTCCTCGCGGGGCAACCTGCCGGTGCCCCTGAGCTACTACGGCGCAGCCACGGGGCGCTGGACGGCCAGCAAGGGCAGCGCGATCAACATGCAGAACCTCAAGCGCGGGAGCTTCCTGCGCAAGGCCATCATGGCCCCCGAGGGCCACGTGCTGGTGGTCGGAGACTTGTCGCAGATCGAGCCGCGTGTGCTGGCGTGGCTGTCGGACTACGACGACCTGCTCAACATCTTCCGCGCTGGCGGCGACCCCTACGCGCAGTTCGGGGCGCCCATGTTCGGCATCCCGGGCATGACCAAGGACAGCCATCCGACGCAGCGCCAGAGCGCCAAGTCGGCCCTGCTGGGGGCAGGCTACCAGCTAGGCTGGGCGAGCTTCGCGGCGCAGTTGCTGACGGGCTTCCTGGGCGCTCCGCCCAAGCGCTACACCCGGGACGAGGCCAAGCAGTTGGGCGTGTCCGGTGCCGACGTGCAGAAGTTCCTGGGCTGGGAGGAGAACCTCAAGACCATGGCGGACATCCCGCACACGTGCTCCGAGCTTGAGCTTGCGATCCACTGCCTCGCGGCCAAGGCCATCATCGACAAGTACCGCGCGACGGCGGTGCCGGTGGTGGCGTTCTGGAACCTGCTCGGGGAACTGATCGAGCACGCGCTCTACAAGGGCAACGAGTACCAGCACAAGTGCCTGACCTTCCGCAAGGAAGAGATCGTGTTGCCGAGCGGCATGAGTTTGAGGTATCCTGACCTCAAGCCAGAGGACGGACCGAAGGGTCGCGTTCAGTGGACCTATGCCGACGGGCGCAACGGCAAACGCTCCAAGCTCTACCCCGGCAAGATCTGCAACAACGTGACTCAAGGCACGGCACGCTGCGTGATGACGGACGGCATGCTCCGCGTCGCGAAGCGCTACCCTGTGGTGGGCACGGTACACGACGAACAACTCGCCGTGGCACCTGCAGCAGAGAAGGACGAGGCCAAAACGTGGGTTTTGGCCCAGATGATCACGACCCCGTCATACCTGCCAGGGATACCACTCAACGCAGACGTTGGAGCGAATGAAAGATATGGACTTGCAAAAGGATGACATAATTGACTACGCTATGCCCTTGCTCAATATCGAGAGCATGGCGAGAGAGATCCACGACTTGTGCCTTGAGCACAAGTATGGAGAAGCCCAGGAGGTCGCACGCCGCCTGAACGCAGAAACGCGTGTGCTCGTGCATACGCTACACATCATGGAAGAAAAGGAGCAGCATGCATATCCCAAAATCGTTCAAGCTCAGCAACATCCCGTATCAGGTCAAGCTGACTGAGCACATCCGAGGCCCGCGTGGCGTGATCGGTCGCGTTGACTACGTGGCCCGCAACATCAAGATCGCTACCGTCAACTACTGGACCGGCAAGCCATTGCCGACGGAGGAGATGAGCGATACGTTCTGGCATGAGGTCACGCACGCCATCTTGAACGACATGAACAGCCCGCTGTGCAGCGACGAGATTTTCGTCACTGCGTTCGCAAATCGACTCAACGAGGTGGTTCTAACCGCCAAGCTCTAATGGACATCAAGCCCATCACGTGGTCACACTCTGCGCTCAAGAAATACGAGCAGTGCCCGCGCCAGTATCACGAAGCAATCGTGCTGAAGAAGTATCCGTTCAAGGATACGGCCCAGACGATCTACGGCAAAGACCTACACAAAGCGGTGGAGCTTTACGGCAGGGACAACACCCCCATGCCGCCACAGTTCGCGTTCGTCCAGCCGGTGGTGGACGCGCTGCTCGCCAAGCCTGGGCGCAAATTGTTCGAGCACGAGATGGGCATCACGCCTGACCTGCGGCCCTGCGCCTTCGACTCCAAGGAGCGCTGGGTGCGGGGCATCGCAGACCTGCTGATCATCGACGACGACAACCTCACGGCCCGGGTCGTGGACTGGAAGTCGGGGAGCCACAAGTACCCTGACTACGATCAACTCCGGCTGATGTCGCTGATGGTCTTCGTGCATTTCCCGCACATCAGGCGTGTGAATTCCGCGCTCATGTTCGTCGTCAAGAACCACATGGCCAAGCACCGCATGGACCGCGACGAAGCAGATGCAGCGTGGCAGGACTACCGCGAGCGCGTGGCCAAGCTGGAGGGCAGTTTCGCGCACAGTGTTTGGAACCCAAAGCAGTCGCCGCTGTGCGGCTGGTGTCCGGTTCGAGAGTGTTCGTTTCATCCCAACTGAGGTACATCATGGCACGAGACTACAAACGCGAGTACGAACTGTTCCAAGGCAAGCCCGAGCAGATCAAGAAACGGGCCGAACGTGTCAAGGCCCGCAGACTGATGGAGAAGGTAGGCGCGGCGAAGAAAGGTGACGGCAAGGATGTGGACCACATCCGCCCCCTGAAGAGCGGCGGAACGTCTGCGCGAAGCAACCTGCGCATGCGCAGCAGGAGCGCCAATAGAAGCGACAAGAGTTGAACAACAACGGAGCAAGCATGGAAATAGTAGAAAACAAACTGCTGGTATTCAAAACCAGACACCCGCATCGCTACAGCCTGATCCCCAAGAGCAAGGCCATCCCGAGAACTACCGGCGGCTACGACGTCGCCGTGTACTGGGGCCTGGACGAAGTCCGGGTGCTGCGGAACCTGGGCGTCAAGGACGTCCCCTCGCCCATCTACGGGCGCTACGACTGGCCGGGGCGCTACACGCCCATGGCCCACCAGAAGGAGACCGCGTCCTTCCTCACGCTCAACAGGCGTGCCTTTGTGCTGAACGATCCCGGCACCGGCAAGACCATGGCCGCGCTGTGGGCTGCGGACTACCTGATGAAGCGCGGAGAGGTTCGGCGCTGCCTGATCCTGTGCCCGCTGTCGATCATGCACACGGCCTGGATGCAGGATATTGGCAACTCGATCATCCACAGGAGCGCGGTGGTCTGCCACCACTCGCAGGCGGCACGCCGCATCGAGCTGGTCCAGCAAGACTTCGAGTTCGTCATCTCGAACTACGAGGGGGTCGAGATCATCGCTGACGAGATCCGCAACGACGGCAGGTTCGACCTGATCATCGTTGACGAAGCGAACGCGTACAAGAACCCGCAGACCGCACGGTGGAAGAAGCTGGCCGCGATCATCCGGCCAGAGACGCACCTGTGGATGATGACGGGCACGCCCGCTGCGCAGTCTCCCCTGGACGCGTACGGTCTGGCCAAGCTCGTGAACCCGAAGAACGTGCCCGCGTTCTACACCGCATGGCGCGACATGGTCATGCAGAAGGTCACGATGTTCAAGTGGGCGCCCAAGCGCGACGCAGCGGACAAAGTCTTCAGCGCCCTGCAGCCCGCGATCCGCTACACCAAGGCCCAGTGCATGGACCTCCCGCCCGTTGTCACGGCCACACGCGAGGTGCCGCTGACACCGCAGCAGGCCAAGTACTACAACGCGCTCAAGACCGCGATGGTGGCGCAGGCCGCAGGCGAGACGATCACCGCAGTCAACGCCGCCGCTGCGCTCAACAAGCTGCTCCAGATCAGTTGCGGCGTGGCCTACACCGACAACCACGAGACGGTCGAGTTCGACGCCACGCCCCGGCTGAACGTGCTGCTGGAGGCCCTGGAGCAGACGGAGCGCAAGGTCATCGTGTTCGCGCTGTTCCGCGCAGCCATCTCTACTGTCAACAACTTCCTCAACAAGCGCGGCTACGCATGCGAGGAGATCCACGGCGGGGTCACGGCTGGCCAGCGGGCGGACATCATCAAGCGCTTCCAGACCATGCCAGAACCGCGCGTGCTGGTCATGCAGCCCCAGGCCGCCTTCTACGGCCCCCTGATGAGCGTGGAGCAGTACACCCAGGCCATCGCCCGGGCCGACCGCAAGGGGCAGGACTCGGACAAGGTGACCGTCATCCACATCCAGGGCTCGCCCGTGGAGCGCAAGATGTTCGCAGCCCTGGCGGGCAAGGTCGATGACGCCCGCCTGCTCGTGGACCTGTTCAACGAAGAACTTAAAGAAAGGGGGTTGCCAGACGCCAAAGGCCGTGTGTAAAATCTTTGACAAGCGGGCTAAGTGACCCGTGACACGAAAGGAGTAAGCATGGATCAGAACGAAGAAGCGGACGCCGTGCCGCTGGACAAGCTGGTTCGCATCTACATGAAGATGCGTGCGAAGCTGTCGGAACTCGACGCAGAAGTCGAGGCCATCAAAGAGCAACAGCAGGTGATCAAGAACGAGATCAAGGACCGCATGCGTAGCGTCGGCGCCAAGTCGATGAAGACTGCACACGGTACGGTCTCGCTCACCGAGAAGACGCGCTACTACACCCAAGACTGGGACTCGTTCAAGCGCTTCGTCATCGAGAACGATGCTGTTGACCTGTTGGAGAAGCGCATCGCGCAGACCAACATGAAGTTGTTCTTGCAAGAGAACCCTGCAATGGTTCCCCCGGGATTGAACTCGGACACGGAACTCGACGTTTCCATCCGCAAAGCTGCGGCGTAAGGAGCTATTCACGTGAGCAATGTTGCACTTTTCTCCCCCTCCAACGTCCCTGCATTCGCCAAGAAGCAGGAACTGTCGGCACTGGCCAAGTCGCTTGCGGGCGGCGGCGCTGGTGGCGGCAAGCGCGTGTCCATCAAGGGCGGCGTGTTCCGTCTGCTGGTGGACGGCAAGGAGATCGCGGCCATCGAGGAGCGCTACCTCGACGTCGTGCTGGTGAACGCCGCACCCAAGATCGGGCGCACGTTCTACATGAAGCAGTACGACGGCGACACGCCGAGCGCCCCGGACTGCTGGAGCGCCGACGGCGAGAAGCCCGATGCGACCGCAGCGAACCCGCAGGCGTCGAACTGCGCAAGCTGCCCGCAGAACGCCAAGGGCTCGGGGCAAGGCGACAGCCGCGCCTGCCGGTTCAGCCAGCGTCTGGCGGTGGTGCTGGCCAACGACATCGAGGGCGATGTGCTGATGCTGCAGGCCCCTGCGGCGTCGATCTTCGGCAAGGCCGAGGGCGAGAACATGCCGCTCCAGGCATACGCCCGGTTCCTGGCCGCGCAGAGCGTGTCCCCCGAGACGGTGGTCACGCGGATGAAGTTCGACACCAAGGCCGAGTCGCCCAAGCTGTTCTTCAAGGCCATGCGCTGGCTCACCGAGGAGGAGTACGCCATCGCTGTGGAGAAGGGCCAGAGCCCCGAGGCCAAGCAGGCGATCACGATGACCGTGGCGCAGATGGACAAGGTGCCCGCGCCGATGGCGCTGGAGGGCGCGCCGCCCAAGGCGGCGATGAAGCCCGCACCGACCCCTGCACCGGCACCTGAGCCCGCGCCTGCTCCCGCTGCTGTCGATGATGACGAGGCACCGCCGCCTGCTCCGCGCCGTGGCCGTCCGCCCAAGGCGGTTGCGGAAGCCCGCAAGGCCGCAGAAGCCGCCGCAGAGGAGCCGCCCGAGCCGGTCGTCCAGCGCACGCCTGTCCCGCCCCGCCCCGCGATGCCGACGCAGCTTGCCAAGCTCGCGGAAGATTGGGATGATGAGTGAGTAACTGGGGGCGGCAATGCCGCCCCCTTCGCAATATGCCGTACTCAATCGACACCATCCACCGCATCAGGAAAGGACCGCGCAACCTGGGCAACACGCTCGGGCGCATCGCGGTCGATCTTGATTTCTCCGTTCAGCGTATCGCGAAGGCCACCAACGCTACGCGTCAGACCGTCTACAACTGGATGTCTGGTGGCGAAGTGATGGGCGCCTACCGCCCGGTCGTTGAGCGCTTGATCAATATACTGCAGCAAGCACAGACTGCAGACAAAGCATGGGAAGCAGCATGTCAGGAATTCAACCTTCGAGCTTGACACCTAGCGAGTTGGTGCGTTACGCGGAATTGGCCAACGTCAACGGCCTGCCAAAGCATTGGTGCCAGGAACTCATTGCCGTGCTCG